TAAGTGCTCCCGCCGCGAAGAAACCCAGATACACGATGACGGGTAGACCAACCTGAAACTCGTCGGTGATGCCTGTCAGCAACGTCGGGTCCATCGCGCTCAGTGTCAACGTGATCCCCTTCGCTTCAATCGTTGCGCCTTCCTCGATCGTCGCGACAGAGCCGAGAGTCCCGATACCTTTCCAAGTGTTGCCGCCCCACACCGTCGTACCGATGCCACTCCACATGTAGACCGGACCCGAAGCAAACGACGCCACAACAAAGAGGGCTGGCTGAATGTTGGGCGACGTGATCGCAGCGAGTTGCGCTGGGGTCATCGGGCGTGACACTTAGAGCGCCTCCTTGATTTCAAACTGCATTCCGTAATAGCGCGCCTCAGTCTCGGACCACTTGCGGACATTGCTCTTTAAGCGGAACAGTCCTTTGGCGTTGCTGAGAATGAGCGGTGCGCCGACTGTCGGTGACTCGCGCAGAGGTGGCCAGATGCTGATCGTCGTGTTGCCGGCGCCGTCTGAGTTCACCGGTGAAACAACGCGATAGAGGCGAAACCCGATCTGGATCCAGTCCCCAGGCAAGAGCACGTTGAGCGCGTCTGTATACCAGCCTGTTGTCGTTAACGTGTAGCCCGTCTGCGAAGCACCAAACACAACCGGCGTACCCAAGCCGCTGCCTTGCGGAGCCACTGCGAGCGGATCGCCCCACAGAAAGACGTTGAGCTGACCTCGCAGACTCATCAGAAACGCGATCCATTGCTGAGCCTGCTTTTGCGTCAGCGGCGGCATCGAGATGGATACCTCGAGCCAGCCTTGCTGCCAGTCCTGCGTCTGCACTTGCGCCGTGAACGGAGACAGACTTACAGCGACAATTTCTGTAGCCGTAAACTCAACCGTCTGAGGCGCTGATGGTACAGACGGCATCTGCAAGATGGGCAACCCGTTGAAGGTCGACATTTTCGATTACCGCCTAGCCGGAACGCGCTTGTCGTGCTCGGCGCCTGCCTGAAGCGACCTATTGATCGCGGAGCCGTGCGCCGCAATGATTGCCTGTCGCGTGCGCTGTTCTGTCAATGCGGGATCAGTGCCGCGCGCGTCGATGGTGTAATAGGCCGCGGCTCCGGTTGACTCGGATAACATACGCTGTGACCCTGCGTTGCTTGTGATGTTTCCGGACGCGCCCGACATGATTTCCGGTCCCTGCTCGCCAACAAGATATGCGCTGTCGGGTGACATCGCACCGCCTGAAGCGTGCGGGATTAGGCTGCCGAGAAGACCTGCAAATAATTTGTTTAACCCGCCGCCACCGCTCCCGCTGTCATCGTCGCCATCGCCGCCGCCACTACCTTCGCCAAGATTGCCAACGTCACCGCCTGGGCCGCTGCCAAAACCGCCGTCTGCCATCTTCACGTAGAACGGGCTGTTCTTCGAGCCGTCAGCCTTGCCAGCAACCGCGTCGCCCAGGATGCCACTCATCCCCTTGCCGAGCACACCGCTCTTTGCAAGAGCGCCGAGGCCTCTCTGCATGCCCGACTTGAGCGACGAGTCGAGCATCTCCTTGCCGATATCCTTAAACATCTTTCCGAAGTCTGCCTTACCCCCCGTGATTAGCGATGTCAGGTTGGTGGAGAGCTTTGTAAAGGTTGAGTTCAGCGCGTCGTAAATAATCTTTGAAGCCGTCTCTGCCTGCTTCTCCATGTTAAGAAAGAATGCATCCACGCCTGCCATTGCGCTGTCTTGGCGCAAGAGATCGTCAACCGTTCGGTCGACCATCTTGTTGAATAACTCTTGCTGCCGTGCGTTCACCTCCATCTGTTCTCCGTAACTCAGCGCAGTGCCGCGAAGCGTTACGAGAGCAGCTTCCGCGTGGTTTAGCGCGTCTAGCTCGCGAACGTACTGCTCATAGGGCGACAGTAACGTGAGAGCTTCTTTCGCGTCTGCTTCTGCATACTCCGCATTGGTAAGCGCAACCACCGCGGCACGTTCATTCATGAGCCCTTTCCTCATCGCTTCAGGCGCATCCGCTATTTGTTTATCCAGCGCGACCAGCTTCGCCGCCTGCGCCGCGGCTCGCTGCGCGTCGATGCTTCCCAACGTTGCGGCGGTCACGAGCTGCCGCGCCGTCAGCTCCTGCTTCATGCCAATCACGTTGGCGGCAATCTCCTCGTTCTCCTTCGCCAGTCCAGCACGATAGAGATCCGCCGAACGAGCGAGTATCTGATCCAGAGTCGCGCCCTTCGAGCGCAGCTCGTTCCAGGCTTCATCGAGCGCACTCTGCCGCGCAACAGCATCGCTGCCTTTGTTCATGGCTGCGATCATCAAACCGGATTGGCTTATGCTCAGCGCGGTCGCGCGCGATCCCACGCCGATGATGTCGTTTAGCTTCGCCTTAGCGTCGTTGTCAGAGAGCTGCGCATTGTCCTGGCGAATGATGGCCTGCGTCGCAGCGTCGACCAAAGACACATAGTCCTTCGTCTGGTTGTGAGTCGCCTTGGCAATCTCCTGGCCCAGCTTCATGATCTCGTTGCTGGCCTTGTTTTGCGCGGCAACCTTTCGCTGCGCCTCTTCTTCCAAGCCGGATGCGGCGACCACTTGTGCGGACTCGGCAACCTTCTCCTGAAGATCCGCCAGGAGCCTGCTCGTCGGATCGTCCGTCGTCTGCTTACCCAGGCCGGAGGTATCTGCTGGTGGCAGCGCCGGCTTAGCTCCAGGCGTCGGCGCAACCCCCGTGGTCGCTCCTTTTGCTTCACGCTCGGCCTTCGCTTGGTCCAAAGCGTTGATGGCCCACTTCGGCGCGAGCTGTCCGAGAATACCGGCTGCCCACGTAAGAGCTTCGCCGAACCATTTCTTGAACAGCGCGACGATGGCCGACCCGGCGAACCACGCCATGAAGCTGGTCCACGCGCCGCGCATGACGTTCACGAGCTTCATGAACTCCCCGCCAACCCAGGACAGTGCTTTGCCCATGACGATCCAGGCGGCATTCCAGATGTCACGGATTTGGTATGTCGTGCCCGCGAGGCTAAAGACGCTGTTTCGGAACTTGAACAGCACCAGGCCTAACGCCGCGATAGCGCCGATTGTCAGGGTTACCGGTCCCAGCACAGTGGCGAAGGCGCCGCCGAGTACGTAGCTCGCCGCGGCCGCGATGCCTTCCTCCGACGCCAGCATAGCCACGAATCGCGCTGTATAGCTTGCCCAACTAGCGAACGCGGTGAGCTGTGGCAGAACCCGACCAAGACCCAAAAGGCTGACCGCGAGCCGGGCGACTCCCGCACCAGCTTTCTCGATTCCGCCGCCGGCAAGATCTGCGATAAGCGGTATCGCGATCTTGCCCAGTTGGATCGCGACGAGCGCCTCGAGCGCAATCTTTAGGGCGTGCGCATGAGCTACCGCAAACCCCAGGGCGTCGCCCATGAAGCGAATCGCCGTTGTGACGCCACCGCCGAACGTCTTGGCCAAGTCCTGAAGATTGCCCGCGCTCGCAAGCTGAACCAGTTTGCTGAGCAGCTCTTCCAGCGCCGGTAGCGTCGCCGCCATCAGAGAGAAGCCCATCCCTTCGAAGACGGCTTTTAGCTTCTCCAGATCGTCATGAGCCTTGACCGCGACCTCACCCGTTGAGGTTGACAGCACCAGCCCGAAGCGATGCGCTTCGTCGTTGATCTCAGCCTGTTTGCGCCCGTACTCGTCAAGCATCGGGATCATTGCAGCGCCGCCCCTACCGAAGAGCGCCATCGCAAGCGCAGTCTTCCCGGCGCCGTCCGCCATGTGCGCGAACTTGATTGACACGTCCTGCATCATTAGGCCGGAGTCCCTGAGCTTCCCGTTGCTGTCCAGGTAGGTGACGCCAAGCCTGCTGAAGATGTGTTCGAGCTGGACGTTTCCGTTCTGCGCCTTGAAGGCGGATTGACTCAGCTTCTCCAGCCCTTTGGTGACGGTCTCCAGCGACGTTCCGTTGAGCTTCGCAGCATAGTTTAGCTCCGACATGCGCTCTGTCGTTGTGCCAGCTGCCTGGGCCGCCTTGGTCAGTGCAAAGGCCGAGTCGATAGAACTCTTGATCAGCGCCGCGGTGCCGGTGGCAATAGCTGCTGCCATCGCGACTCCCGCGACGGCCATCTTCTCAAGGGATCGTTTGATGTCGTTCGCAGTCTTCGCTGAGAGCTGCGACATTTTGTCCATCGATTTTGAGAAGGAGGCAGTGTTTGCCTGAAGATCGATGGTCAACGTACCAATAACAACGCTCATGCTGCTCCTTTCGTTGGTTGGCGTTTCTTGATGTGAGCGAAGGCTGCCATGATGTCTTCGCCAGTGACCGGCTTGAGTGGCTGCGGTGGCAGCTTGTGGAGCATGAAGACCTCTGGGCTGAGGGGCCTGTCAGGGCGACAAAATGAGTAATTCGCGGAGGTCGCCGCGATGATACCGACGAGCAACTCCTCACGCTGTAACTGCTGGAGCTGTCGCTTGCGTAGCGCGTGAAGCTGGCGCGGTGTCATCTCCAGCCACTCGTCGTCTGTCAGTTGCAGTTCCTGTCGGGCAACTGCCCAGGCGTCTAGCCAAGTGATCGGCGGTCCTACTCGACCGCCCGAATAGGGTCCGCTACATCCCCCTCCGCTGGCATTGAGGCAGCCCACGCCTTGAGTAGTCCTTCTTGAAGCATGGCGATGTTGTGAGGGCCGATCATGTCACCGATCTGCTCAAGTGTGTATTTTGCCCCGGCGCGCTTCAGAGCGAGATACAGCAGTGCGCGTATCAGTTTGGCCGACGGACGCACAATGTTCGCTTCTCCGGTCAGTACGTTCAGCCCAGTAAGTTCTTCGCAGTCGATCAGCACGTTATGTGTGATCACGATTGGCCAGTCAGCACCGTCGAGTCGTACCTCAACCTTTTCGATGAGCCTGTCCGCCAACTGTTTCTTCGTCACGTGCTACTCCCTTAAACGACAGTTTCGGTAACAGTGCCGGTCATCTCGATGGTCATCGTGAACTCACTCAGCTTGCTCGGTTCATATGGACCGTTGTCATACTTCGAGATAAATCCTTCGCCAGACAGCGTGTAGACTTGAGTGCCCGAGTTAATAGGCGCGGTGATCTTGAATGGAAATACGGAGCGGCTTTCCGCCATGCTGAGGATGCTGAGCTGCGTCGTGTCCCCGATAAAGTTGCCGCTCATCTCAACGGTCCCAGGCTTTATCAGTCCAGGCAGTTTTTCCTCAGTAGCGTTGGGACTCTGAAGATGTGTTGCGTCAATCGACGGTATGCTCGCGATGCTGGGCTTGATGCTCTTAACTTCCGCCATCTGCACATAAGACAGCGGGCTAACGGCAGGGTTGGCAATCGAGAACGTTGCAAGATAGCCAATGGATGCTTTGGTCGATGTGGTCATGGCGGTTTTAGGTCTCCGTGGGTGACGTGTGGTTGGGCAATAAAAAAGGCCGCTCAACCGAGCGACCTTGTGGACGTGGCGATGATTCTGGCTACTCTAGTCTGACCAGATCAGATACTCGAGCATTCGCCGGAAGCTCCTGCTGCCGGTATCAAAAAAGTCCAGAGTGTTTGTATGAAAGCAGCCTTGCACCACGGTTGCATCGGGATCCGTGAGCGTGCCCCTGTAGCCGCTTGCAACAAGGTCGATGGCCTTGGCCAATGAGATTGCGTCTGCGGCCGTGCTTCCGTAGCAGTCAACCTGTATTCGGCGCGGCGCGAGTGTTTCTGGACCGCTCAGAAGATAATCAGTGGGATCTGAAACAACAGCATAGGTCCATGTCGGCAATACGAAGTCCGGTGGCAACTGGGCGTTAAACCCGCCTGTCGCAGCTATCGCGCTGACGCCGGCGTCACCCTGGACAAGCTCCACGAATCCTTGTTCAATCATGATTTTAGTGAATCGACACCTTGGCGCATCACCGCGGTGAAGGCATCCAGCGCTGCCCGATTTGACTCGTCGAAGCCTGGACGCATGAAAGGTTGCTTGTCGCCGTGCACGGAGCCGAACTCTACAAAAAGGCCGTATAGACCTGGAGACTGGCTACCATCCTCTTTCTTGTATTCAGGACCGATTAGTGCATAACCTTTTTCTTCCTTGGCCGAGAGTTTGATCTTTGAATGTATTGAGTCGCGAAGCTCGCCAGGCTCGCGCTGTGGCGTGCCCTCCTTGAGCACTGGGGCTAGCGCCTTTACTGCCGCAACCATAGTATCCGCGCCAGCATTCAGGCCAGCACGCAGAGCACGCTTGGCGAGCTTCGGACCGGCATCCCGGAGTGCACCCTCTACACCTTCGAGGTCTAGAACGTTTACAGTGATGTCCACTACTGCGGCCGGGTGCTTCCTGCGCCCACGGGCTGCTCTGCTGCCGGCGCGCTCACCTGTTGCAGGTTGATCGGACCGAATGTCTGTTCATACTGGGCCAGGTGCTGTCCGAGAAGATTCCACACGGCCTTCGCCTGTTGCGGACTGAGGTCGATGGCTTGAAAGACGTTCACGGTCAGATTATCAGCGGTCTGCGCGGTCCTGCCGAACTTGAGACGGAAGTCCCAGACACTCAACTTCACCTCAACGCTGTTGGCATAGCCCTCGCGATACTCCGGCGCGTTCACCTGTGAAACGGTCAGTTGCGAAGCCTTTGCGGGCCGCTCTACGACTTCAATCTGTCTCTTTGACTTCCCTTTCATTGTGCCCATCTCTCCTCCCTGTTGGATCTTGCGTTATTGATTAAGCCCCATGGCGAGGCACGTCAACACTAGAATCACGTTGCGCTCGCCTGGGTTTTCGATTGCCTGAATGATATAGGTCTCGCCCATGTCGGATTGGATCCGCATGTTTGGCAGAATGCCGGTCTGCCAGCGAATCTTTATTGTCAGGTAAACCTGGGTGACGTCCTGCCCAGCCTTGAGCATGTCAATCCCGCGCACAGGATCAATTGATGCCCAGGTGGTTAACCAAGGAGCCCACGTCATCACCGTGCCGGAGATATTCGTTCCCTTAACCTGCTGCAGGAACGTAATCTGGTGAACCATCTTGCCCGGATCAACCTTCGGCCACGACGACATCAGTTTTACCTCGCCCTAACGTTCGCGCCGTATGTGAGGCAGGACGTCACGGTGTACGGATATTCCTGCCCTGGGCCAGCACCCTTTTCAAACGGGAGCCGGTTGTTATACCACGCCGAGATCAGTAGCTTCATTCCGGTCTTAATGCGTGCCCCAGGGCCCTGCCAGAATGGATCGGTCAACGCATAGCCGCTGGTGAAGCGCACAAGGATTGCAGAGCTTGGCCATGGCGTGAACGTCGGCCAGGTTGCGTTATAGGGCGGCGCCAGGATGCCTGGACCCTTTGAGGCATCCACGATGTAGTCAACGTCCTCCACCATTGCCGTGACGTCGCCGTTAGAGTCCGTGTACTGCACCAGATCAACGGACTGAAGCGGCTTGCGCATCTCAACCCGATACGACGGCCAATAGTCATGGCACAGGTCGAATTGCTTTTGCACGAGATCTTGGTTCTGAAGTATTTCCGCCTGCTCGCGAGCCGCAGAAATGAACTCCGTGAGTTGCGCATCCTCCTCTGGGTCGATTGGTGACCGCTGCGGTACCTTGAGAAACGACTTGATTTCATTAAGCGTGATCACCTCCGTGAAAACTTGCTGAGGAGACGTGACGGTTAGATTGAGGCTGCCGTAGACGACGAGTGCCCCGTAGAGCCCGAGGTTCCCATAGGTTCCGTAAGGTCCAACCCCGCCGAATGGATACCAGCTACTCATAGCGTTATGACCTCAAGCGGCCCGGCCCACTTGAAGGACGAGCTGGCCGGAAACAGATCGCCGATGACCATGTGGCGGTAACAGTCCTCGAACATATTGTTCGGGTCAACAGAGTTGTACCAGTGAAATTTCCTTACCCGATCTTCCTTGTGCAGGTAGCCGTAGTGCAGCAGCCTCACAGGGACAGATGTAACGCTGACCAGCAGCGAGGCCGGAGCCGACGAGCAATGAAAGTTCCCACCGAATCCTGTCCGCTTGAAGGACAGGTCACGGCTGACCAGGCGAAACATAGATGGTCGACGGAACTCTTTGTACCAGCGGTCGACGCGCACCTGGGTCTCCATATCCCAGAGGTAGACGATGTGAAATGAAAGGCATGACAGCTTCTGACTCACGGCCCGTGCAAGCGCCGGCAGATCGTCCTGGTGCAGCGCCTCGTCGCCGTCAACCATGAGGCAGTAGTCACCAAGCGCAGCGCCACCCGCCCACACCTTGTCAAGCAGGTAATCCTTATCCCGCGCCTCATGAATGTCTGTGAATGGAGAATCATTCACGACGCAGCCCAGCGCCCTGCAAAGATCCGGAGTTCCGTCGTTTGAGTGGTCATCCAGCACGAACACGTCATCGCAGATAGCCTGAATGGATCGCACGACGCGTTCTATCCAGCGCGCCTCATTCTTGACCCGAAGCATCCCGTGAATCATGCGGGCACGCCCCACTTTTTGCAGTACAACTCCCAGTTCCGCGCATATGACCGCGACGCCAGCGGGTTGCCGCGGTAGCTGCTCGACAGGCTGGCGTGGTCGACAAAGCACCCGTCATAGACGCCGCACTTCAGCCCCGCGCGCCTGACCATCTCGCAGTAGTCGCGGTCCTCGACGCCATAGTCCAGGCAGTAACGCTCATCGAGCAGCCCAACGGCATTGATGGTGCTGCGTGGGATCAGAACGCAGACAAAGGCGAAGTGCGGCACCTCGCGCGGCCCGCCAGGACAATAGTGTCCTAGTGGTCTCTGAAGCGGCTGTCCCGTCACGTTGGTTACCGCTCCGATGATGCCGAACTCTGGACACTGTTTTGCCCACGCCTGCAGGGCAGAAAAACCACCGGCCGTCTCCAGGAGCGCGTCGTCATTGAGCAGAATTACATCGTTGTCGCCGGCTGAAATGATCCCCGTGTTGCAGTTTCTGGCGTAGATGAACTCCTGCTCTACCTCGCGGACGCGATAGGCGGCCGATGGGGGCGCCCAGTCGTTCCCACGGCTGCGATCCCACACCACGATGACGTCACACTCGTCCAGATGGGTTACCGCCTGCACGCAGGGGATCAGGTTGGACATTGTGCGACTCGGGACGATGACTGACAGAGTGCTGTTCATTGGGCCAGGCTCAGATGATCCGAAGAAGCAGCAGGATCAAGACAATCACGACAATAAGGCTAAGACCGCCGCCGCCGTAGTAGCCAAGACCTGGGCCAAGACGATAGCCGCCAAAACCAAACACCAGCAGCAGGACGATAAGAACGATGATCACAGGTGAACCTCTCATAGTGGTATCCAGTTGGCAGTGATGTGCCGTGGGCTTGTGTTGTTTGGGTGAATGGTGGCGTGCATCAGCTCGCCAGCATCGACGCTTAGAATGGCCCGCTCGCTGCGCGCCATGTTCACGAACACGTTATCTTCGCCAACGTTGCACGCCTTGAATGGATGCGCCTGCCACCAACTGCGCAGGTAGCAGAGCGAGGTTCCCAGGGCATAGTCGCTGGTGCCCTGATACCTCCACCAGCGGCCGCCATCGGTGAAGCGCATCGCGTTGTAGCCGGTGACTGCAATACCGTTTAGCCGCGGGATCTGATCGGCGAGTCGCCCAGGGGCGCTCCAGTCGTCATCATCCCAGTGACAGATCACGTCACCCTGGGCGCGGCCGCAACCGAAGTTGCGCTTTTCCCCTATGGTGCGGACCTCGCTTAGATGGATTAAGCGAACGCGGTCATCGTCCGGCAGTAGGTCTCGAACGTCCTGGCCGTCCGCCAGAATAAGAAGTTCCGCCTGGGGATAGGTTTGCTTTTGGAAGCAGGCTATCGCTTTCGGTAGCCACGTTCGCCGGTTCCGCGTTAGACACAGGCACGTCACGAAACGGACTCCGCGGGCTCACCATAGGAGCTTGCGGGTTGATGACTTTTGTCTCGTACTCGATGGTCGGAGGTGCTGCTTGGCGAGCCATGCCGGTCTTGATTAGCTTGTGAGCCGTATCGTCGGCCACATCGAACTGCTGGTTCGCTTCAACCATGCCGTACTCGCCGCGCAGTTGACTATTTGCAATGAGTCTCATCTGTTCCTCTGCCGTGCGCTTCAACAGCGGGGAAGCTGTTACGCCGCCCCGCCGTCTCAGCCGGTTAAGCTACTTGGCTTGGTGAAGAACTGAAGGTGCCGCTGACAAAGCTGTTGGGACGTTTGGTCAACAGCGCCATCCGTTTCTCAGCCCTGATCGCCACCAGGTTGCGAACAAAGTAATCAGCGTTCTCAGTCGAGATTTCCACTTGCATTTCCATGCGGTCGCGGATCTCGACTGCCACCTGATTGCCGTTGCCAACGAGAAACGTACCCTGCGCGATTGACGTGGTGTAAACCACATCAAGCCCGAAGAGGTTAGGTCGCACGTTGATTTGCGGGTCGCCCAGAATGTACCGGCCAAAAGAGTCTTTGGTCAAACGGATGGTCCACCAGTCGTTCGTGTTGAGCACAACGAATGTCGGATCGATCTCCTTGGCCGCGTTGATCTGCTGGATAGCAGTTCCGATGACGTCCATGAAGTTCCAACCCCTGACTGAATTCAGGTACGTTGGAACATACGTGGATGCCTGCGGGATGAGACCGTGCAGATTTTCACCGGTATCATCACCTGCTAAAAGCTGAAGCTCTTCCTCCAAATTGATGTAGTACGGAAGGCTGGCCTTAATGAATCCCATCAGCTCAACAAAGTCGTCAAGCACCTGTTTTGTCGCCGGGATCCAGGTTGCGATCAGCCTTACCTTTTCGCTGATCGAAGTGAAGGTGAGTTGGTTCTCCGGCTTGAGCGATGCCTCAGGAACGGGAGAGCCAGGGGAAAGCGGCTGACTAACTTTCACGAAATCCACCACCTGCATGGTGGTCGGTCGCGAGGGTAGCAAGTCCCGAATCATTAGGACTTGACGCGCCTCCGCCGTGATCCCTGAAGTGCGGTCGATTTGCAACACCCCGGTGGTTGCGACTCCAACTGGGTTAAGCGGATCGCCTTCAGAGGTGCCGGATACCGTTGCGCTGATGATTGACTTCTTGTCCATCAGCTCCATGACATCCTTTCCCTTCAGGTGCAGAACGGCGCTGCCACGACGGTCCTTGAGCAGGCGTTGAATGCTCTCAGACTCCTTGACGGTCTTGGCCAACGTTGGTCCCTGGCCCTGATCGGCAATGATCTTGTTCGCAAGCTTCAGATCGATCCC